CAAGAAGACAGGTAAACACTTCTTTATGAGATATATAAAAGATGCTCACTTTACACGAATTAAATCTGTTGGAAGTCGCCCTACCGCTTTGGGAATTGATTTCTTAAATCGTGTGACAATCACAGATAATATCATCGTTGACGCAGGGCGTGGCGGTCATATCTTCGGTCACGCTTGTATAGGTATTGGTACAGGCTATGACGAATGGGACGCTGAAGACATCGTAATTGCAAATAACATTTGTGTAGGCGGTGGAATGCGTGGTATTTTCGTCGAAGACCAAAAGCGTTTTACACTTGCGAGAGACGGAAAAATGAAAAGTGGAAAAGGGCAAGTAATTACAGGCAACGTGGTAAGAAAATGTAACAGAGGTATAACTGTTGAAACAGGTCGTTATGTAAATGTGAGCGGTAATACAATATACGATTGCAACGAGGGTTTAGCGATACACATTTGGGCAGACGATTGTCTATTTGCAAGTAACTTGCTTGTTAATAATAAAGTGGGTATTTCTGTTGCGGAACTTGCAGAAGTTACGAGTGATAACATTTCATTCGTTGGCAACTCTATTCACGGAAGCGCAACAGCAATTAAAATCGATACAAAGAACTTGATGAACAATATTGCAATTAAAGATAATATCTTTAGAAATTGCGAGAACGGAGTTGATTTGCAAGGCAACACAACACGTTTAGTATTGCAAGGTAATAACGATTTTTCAACAAAGAAAAGCTTTGTGCTAAGTGGCACTTTGATAGATGCAATTGTGAAAGATAATACTTATTTTGTTGCTCCTGAAAGCACCGCAACCTTTAGCGGTTCAACGACTTTTGTATCGCAAATGAATAGTTAATAATAAAAATGGCTGATATATGATTTTTTACGACAAAAACGACAGAGAGATAATAAATGTGCAAGTAGATGATACTAGTTATCACTACTGCACAATTATGGGCGAAGATGAGCTTAATATTAAGTTCAATCTTGCCAAACATTTGGAGTTGCCAATAGGTTGTTATTGCGTGTTCAACAACGCAAAATACACCTTACTGAAAGCTGAAAATGTAAATATAGTGCATTCACGCAGATACGAATACACGCTTACACTACAAAGCGAAGCTGGTAAGGCTAAAATGTGGAAATTTAGAAATCTTATTGACGGCAGATTAAAGTTTCCATTAACAGCAAAGCCAAAGGAGCATTTGCAATTGCTAGTTGATAACTTGAACAAGCGAGAACAAGGGTGGACAGTTGGCGAATGCATCGAAAGAGAAGAGAAATTAATCAACTATGACCACGCTTATTGTTTTGACGCTTTAACGCAAATGGCAACCGAGTTTAACACCGAATTTGAGATAAAAAACAAGCGTGTTTCGCTCAAAAAAGTTGAGTATAACAAGGAAATTCCTTTGCCACTCTCTTACGGCTATAACAACGGCTTAAGAAGTGGTGTTTTGCGCCAAAATGCAAGCGATAAAGCACCTGTAGAAGTGTTATTTGTGCAAGGTGGAGAGCGCAATATCGATAAAAGCAAATATGGTAGCGCAACTTTGCATCTTCCAAAGGGTGTAACGCTAGCTTTTGACGGTGTTAAATTTGAGGACGAGCAAGGTTTTAATCGTATAGTTGAACGAGTTTACAAAACCGATGAGCAAGGGTTGTCAATTACAAGAGCAGACAAGCAAAATGAAAGCCTAGCAGAGGATAGTTTCGATGCAACAAGCATTTATCCCTCAAGGGTTGGCGTTTGCTCTAGCGTTGAAAGCGTAAATAACAAATGGTTTGATATTGTGGATAATTCAATCCCACAGGATTTGGATTTCTCAAAATGCCTAATCGCTGGTGAAACGATGACTATTATCTTTCAATCGGGAATGCTTGCAGGTCGTGAGTTTGAGGTAAAATACATTCACAATGCAGTAGGTAAAAAGAAAGCTAGACGCTTTGAAATTGTACCGCAAGAAATTGACGGAATTTCGATGCCTAATAATACTTTTGCGCCTAAAGTGGGTGATAAATACGCAATTTTTCATTGCTTATTACCACAAAGCTACATTAACGACACCAAGACAAAGAGCGGTGCAGAATGGGAAATGCTAAGAACTGCTATTCGCTATATGTACGATAACGAGGATGCAAAGTTTACCTTTAAAGGCGAAATTGACCCCGTGTGGGCAAAGAGAGAATGGGTTAATATTGGCGATAATTTAAAGGTAGGTTCTTCGGTTTATTTCTCTGACCCCCAAGTTATTGTAGAGGGTGCAGTCGTGAGAATTACAGGCGTAAAAACGTTGCTTAATAGCCCTTATGAGATAGAAATAGAACTCTCAAATAAGACTATTTCTGCAAGTGTTTCAGCACGTTTAAACGCTCTTGAAAGCGATTTAATTAGCGTTGAAACAAAGCACCAAGAAGCAATTCAATTTACAAAAAGACGCTTTAGAGACGCTAAAGAAACGGCAGAAATGATTACAAAAGCAATGCTTTCAAACTTTGGCGATTCGATTAGTCCCGCAACCATTCAAACTATGTCGATGCTTGTAGGCGATGAATCATTACAATTTAGGTTTGTGTCGGCAAAAAAACCGCCTTTTATGCAAGTTTCTCACCGCTTTATTTACGATAGCTCAAGCAAAACATTCATTGCAGAGGGAGGAATAATCCAACATATGACGCTTGGAATAAAGGTAATAAAGCCTCAACATCAATATAGCGATTTTCGCTTTTGGGAGGTAGAAAGATTTGCGTCTGCAAGCCTTAACGAAGCCGATAAGCGTTATTATCTCTACATCAAGGCGAATAAAGCCGATGATAAGGCGGTATTCTTGCTTTCAGAAAGCGCAAAAGAGTTAGAGGGAGATAACCATTATCACTTTTTAGTTGGCGTCTTGAATAGCGAGCAAAATGAGGAACGTTCATTTGTCACTTTGTATGGATTTACAGAGGTTTTGCCCTCGAGGATAACCACAGATAAAATTGTAAGTACAGACGGCTCGACTTACTTCGATTTGGTCGAAAATGTAATTGCTGGACGTATAAATTTCAAAGACGGAATTATATCGGGCTTGGTTGGAGCAGCTGACGAGAACAGCGCAGTAAATTCAGGCTTAAACGGCAAAAACGACGGTGCAAACCCTGTGAGAATTTGGGCAGGTGCAAACGAAAACAATATAACAAAAGCACCTTTTAGAGTTCACAATGACGGCTCTGTTTACGCTGAAAACATCACCATTGGCAAAAGCTCTACTTTTAGCGGTGAGGTAAAAGGCGTTACAGGCAGTTTTAAAAAGCTTATTTGTGTGAATGACACAGGAAAAGAGGTAGGTTCAATTCACTTTAGCAACGACGGCAAAATGTGGTTCGCTGGAGATATGTATCATCAAGGCTATAACGATGTCTCTAAACGCTCTCACCGCTTCTATTCTTCGGAGATTTGGTGTCGAGGTATATTTGGCTCGAAAGAAAGAGCTACAATGGTAGTTAAGGGCGATTACGGAGAACTCTATACAAATGGGCTTGGAGATAGCGAAAAACGCTTTGTAAGAGTTGCTTTTAACAAACGTACAGAACGTGGACTTACCTATTACGAAATCCCCCTATATGGTTTTGATGATGATGCAGCGGCTTTCCCTGTTGATTTGTTAATCTTAAATTGCCCTCAAGTTTATAACTTTGAGTTGCGTTCAATTGAGAGTAAGATAGTAGAGGTAGTTAATGCAAATGACAATACAAGCCAAAACATCTTTGCGGGTGGTTTCCCCCGTGAAATAAAGGGAGGAGAAGTGACTTCTTGCGTGAAAGTAGGCTACAACAATTTGACGCCTGCACACGATAAAGCAGCTATCGGAGCTGGTTGGCTAATTGGCAACCGAGATAACGATTGGAGATAATAAATAATTATAAGTTTAATTTTAAAAGAAAGGTAGAAAAATGAAAGTAAATGAATTAATCAAGTATGTTTTAGTGCTTTTTATAGCACTATTAGTAGGTGTTGGAACTGCTCTCACTGCTAAAGGTGAAGCCACAGCGGAAAACGGATGGGCAGTTGCTCTGATTTGCGCAGCGTGCATCTTTACACTTGCGGAGGTGGTTAGCAAAACTATGGAGCAACGCCCTTTCAAGTGGAAAGGCGTGCTGGTGGGAATTGTGGCGACAATGGTAACCTATTTTATTAGCTATACACTATTAATATGTTAACAGATTGGGTTGTCGAGAAAATACCGCAAGATAAACTATTGCATTTTACTTTTAGTTTAGTTTTAATGCGTGTGTTTAGCGTGTTTGCAGGCGATAAGTTATTTTATCGCTTGCTCTCCGCTCTTGCGGTGTTTTTACTTGGCGTTTTAAAAGAACTTTATGATAAGAAGCGAGGACAGCAAATAAGCAAAGGAGATTTAGTCGCTGATGCTTTAGGCGTTCTTGTAGGGATTATCTAAAAATATGGAGGATGATTTTATGAATGAGATAAAGGTATTTTTTGTAGCGGTTGTAAGCGCACTTCTTTCGCTACTTTCGCCTATAAAAGATTATTTTCACGCAATGATAATAGTATTTGTAATTAACTTCTTATGTGGGTTAATTGCCGATTACAGGAGTGGGGGCAAATGGTCAATGAAAAAAGCAATGGTGTTTTTTTATCACATATTGGTATTTTCGTTGCTTGCTTCTTCTATCTTCGTAATTGGTCACTTTATGCACAATCGGGAGGAAGCTTTGTTTTGCGTTAAAACGCTTTGTTTTATAGCTCTTTGGTTTTACTCTATTAATATATTAAAGAACCTAAGAATAATGCTTATAGATAAGACGCCAATGTGGAATTTGGTCAACTTCTTATACTTCATTGTGAGTTTAAAAATGGTAAATAAAATACCTTTTTTAAATGACTATTTGATTACAAATAAAGCTTTTGAGGAGGAGATAACAAAACCTATTTTTGAAAACAATACAGGAGGTAGAAGCAATGGAAATTAGAGTTAAAAGAATTGCACGCAAAGACGGTTACACAATAGGCAAAATGTACATAAATGGTGCTTATTTTTGCGACACGCTAGAAGACACAGACAGAGGGCTAAACTCTGCAATGTCGGTAGACGAAATCCTATCTAAAAAGCGCAAAGGAATAACCGCAATTCCAACGGGAAAATACGATGTTATTTTGACGTTTTCGCCCAAGTTTAAAAGGGTTTTGCCACTACTTTTAAATGTCAAAGGATATGAATATATTAGGGTGCATCACGGAAACCTACCAAGCTCGACAGACGGCTGTTTGTTGGTGGGAGAGAACAAAATCAAGGGGCAAATCGTCAACAGCCGTGCAACACTTGAAAAGCTGATGTCCGTTCTTTTGGAGTGCGAGAAGAAGAAAGAAAAAGTAACTATTTTAATAGAATAGCTTATGAAAAAGTACTTATATATAATAAGTGTAATTGGTTTATTGCTTATTGCTTTTTACTTCTTTGCGTTGTTGAAAAACAACAAGAACGAAGAGGTAAAAACAGAAGTGGTTGAGCGTGTAAAAATCGACACGCTTAAAATCGTTGACACTATAAAAATTAGCAAGCCTATTTTAGTAAGAGCTACAACGCTAAGAAAAGACACTATATATCTAACTAAAGATGTATATATCGATAGCTCAAAAGCAGTGATACCAATAGAACAAAAGGTATATAGCGATAGTAGTTATACAGCGTTTGTCAGTGGCTATAACGCCCAATTAGATAGCATCCACATTCGCTCACCAACTACAATTATAAACCGAGAGATTGAAAGAGTTATAACACAGACGAAAATAAAACGCTTTAATATAGGTGTGATAGGCGGTGTCGGTTATGGCTTCACATCGAAAAAAATTGAGCCGTTTGTCGGTTTAGGTTTCAGTTACAACATAAGATAGAAAAGTAAAGGATGGGAATTAATCCATCCTTTTTTATGTCACGCAATATCACCTCAAAAATAAAACGATATAATTTGATATTTTACGATATAAACACTACAAAAAGTGTCTTATTTTCGTCAATTTTCGTGTGCAAAATCGTGTACGGATTTTGTAAGTTATTGATTATCAGCACTAATTGTGGAGCTGGTGGGTTTCGAAC